GGTCGTATGCCTAATGTTTTACCAATGTATCATGAAAATAAATGTCATATATATGATCTTATCATAAAACAAAGTGAACATTGGACAGATATTCATTATCTATACTCTAACGAAACAATAGATATAGAAGAAAAGAATACGGAGATCCAATGAAGGGTCCGTCTATTTATTACGAGATAGATCATATGTATGGTTCGATATTAAATAATATTCGAACATCAGCTGAATTAAAAACTTCTATATTAGAAGACATCGATTTGGGATTCAGTATTGAAATTGATTTCAAAAATGTAAATACTATGAGTAAACAATGGGCAAGAATATGTTTTGGCTCTATAATAAAAGAAAAGGGAGAAAGTTTTTTTAGAGATAATATCTTAATTTCTAATGCAAATCAAAAAATTATAAACATAATTAATAAATTAATATCGAAAGATTCAAATTTTAGGATCCTAACATGAAAAAGAAAAAGAAAACAAATCAAAAGAAATCCAAACCAAAAATAGATGTTGTTTTAGCATCTTTACTTAACTTAGAATATCATATGAAATCTATGATAGAAAGAATGACTAATATAGAAAAGGCTCTAACGCCTAAAGAAACTGATAAAAATGTTTTTTGGAAAAATTATGGTAATAACGAGAAAAACTCTTATAATAACAAGTATAATGATAAACAAGAACATCTTAAAAATATAGCAAATGTTATTAACGATTGTTATGGAACAATCCGAAAAACTTTTAATAATTAAAAAACTAATATAGTATTTATGAAATTAACTAATCAAGATATAGAAATTTTACAAAATCTTTTGGAAGATAAACTAAAAGAAATAGAAATGTCACCAGAAGATATAAAATCTTTAGAAAAACCAGAAGTTTATATAGATATAATTAAAAAATTAGATCAAATATATTTTTCATAATAAAGGATATAAAATGGATAAACATTCTGATCCTCTACAAACTATTATTGATTTTGCTTGGGCTAGTGGTGCTGATCGTTTTTGGGTTAATAATGCAAAAGATGAGCTTAAAAAACTGAAAGAAAAGGTACAAAAATTGGAAACTGTTGACAAACCATCTGCGTGGGCTAAAATTAATAGTTATGGAGATTTGTACGACCTAAGACTGCAATATAATCCGCATGATGATCAAACTAAAGTTATCCCTCTTTATAGGTTAAATTATGAGTAATACATTATGTAATGGCTTGATTAAAAATAACAATCCGAAATCACCAATAGAATATTTTGAACTTGTAACAGTACGAGAATTTACAGATTATGGTGGTGGAACTTTTATTGACCAAATAACGAGTGCTGAACAATTTTTTGATACGGATAGCAAGGCTTTGGACGAGCCGTTCTATCAAATCTATGGTAAACGATATCAACACGATGATAGATATGAAACTATTTTTCTTGGAGAATTTTATTCTTTAGATAATGCTAGAACATTCCTATATAATATTACTGGAGAAATTCCGGAAATTATTTCATATTAATTTAATCTTATGGGTAAGTTTAAAATAGATCTTTCTGAGTATGCAAAGATTGGTGGATATTGCACTTTATACACTATTAAAGATCATGAAGAAATAGCTTTTAAAGAATTTATTTCTAAAAAAAGAGCAATTTATGCTAGAAAAATACAAGTTAAATTAGCAAAATATAATTTATCACCTAGAGTATATAGTAAAATATGCAAACTAGAATTTTATAAACATTTTACTGGAGAAAAAAGTGGTTGGGGATATATTATAGAAATAGCTAAAACTGTAAAAAAAGTTAAATTAAATGAAATACAAAAAATTGTGAATCTTATATCTAAAAAAGCTAATATAAAATTTTGGGATTGTCATAGTGATAATTTAGGTTATGTGCTTAGAAAAGGAAAGAAGAGATTAGTTTGTATTGATACTGGAATAGAAACTTGGGATGGAAAATCTAATTATTTTGGAAATAAAGATCCTGGTCCAAAATGTTCTTATTGTTTAAAATATAAATGTAAATGTTTAGGAGATTAAAATGCCATATATTAAAGAAGAAGAAAGACTAGAATTAGATGATGCTATAGAATCTTTGATACAAGCAATTAAAAATAATAACACATCTCTTTATAATCCTCACGATTTCTCGAACTATCTTGGAAGAATTAACTACTGTTTTTCTCGTATTATATCGGGGGTAATGGGGTCTATTTCTTATAGTAAAATTGCTATGGTTACTGGTGTAATAGAAAATATTAAGCAAGAATTCTATCGTCGCGTGGCCGAAATTTATGAGGATAAAAAAATAGTTGAGAATGGAGATATAAGGGAATATAAAAATATAAAATAAAGAGGTTATAATGTCAAGAGATATTAATGATATATTAAAAGAAATAGCAAAAACAAACAAGGATGTACATCAAGTAGAAGATAAGCTATCTAAGGATATTAATGATATTAAAAAAATATTAAAGAGTATTGATAAGAAGCTTGGAATGATAGAAAATAAATTATCAGAATTTGAAATACTAATGGATGCTGCTGAATTGATAGAAGATCAAATGGACGATGAAGAGGAGAAATATAATACTGAATGGAATCCTTACGATGACGATTATGATTCAGAAGATTATGAGGATTATAATCAGGATGAAAATGAATAATGGCTAGTTTAGTATTGTTAGCATCGCTGATTATATTATCTCTAATAGTTATAGGACCAATAACATATATATTATGTTCATTAAGTTGTATACCAGATATATTTCGATATTTGATGGGAATAGCTTGTGCGTCCATAGGACTATGGGCTATTTTTATTCCTGTCCCACTATGTAGAATATTAGGACTTGTCAATTTTAGTATAGGATTAAAGGTGTTGCTTGCGTCAAAAAATAAAAAGACTCAAGCTTGACAACTACAATTGACGATGCTACAATACGGGCATCACAGGCTTGATAATGACACTTTTGGAGAACAAAAAATGAAGTTGGCAGACAGGACGGTTGAAATTCATTCGGTTGGGGTCCAGAGCGCTAATCAGTTTAGTATTGCTCAGACTAGTAAAATGTTTAAAATTTTGTCAGATTCTCTATACTCTGACAAGGTGATGGCAGTGATTCGTGAACTGTCTACTAATGCTTATGATGCCCATATTGCGGCGGGAAACAAGAATCCTTTTAAAGTAACCCTGCCAACACAGGCCATTCCTGCTTTTACTGTTCGTGATTATGGTACTGGTCTTAGTCAGGAGGATATGGAGGAACTGTATACAACATACGGAGCCAGCAACAAGAATACTAGTAACGATTTTGTGGGATGTCTTGGTCTTGGGAGTAAGAGTCCGTTTGCTTATACCAAGAGCTTTACTACTATCTCTTATTTCAATGGTAAAAAGCTAACATATATTGCCGCTATGGACGAGGGTGGTGTTCCTAGTCTTAATATGGTTAGTATTACAGATACTAAGGAGCCTAATGGTCTTGAGATTAGCTTTGCTGTTAAGCAGTCTGATTTTTGGGAGTTCACACAAAAGAGCAAGCGAATCTATCATTATTTTAAACTCAAGCCAATTATTGAGGGCGGGATTTGTAATACCCTTAATGAGAACTCTTATTCTCATCATAATATTGTGATTGAAGGTACGGGATGGAAAATTGGTAGAATCAGTGAGGATAATACTAAGTATCCTAGCCGACACAATAATGTTGATAGTGGTATTGTTGCTATCATGGGCAATATTGCATATCCTGTTGATTCTAGCAAGATTGTTGGAGAAGAAAAGCCAGACCAACCCGACCATATTCAGGCTTGGAATAGAGCTTTCCGAAAGGCTGACGTTGATAACTGGAAGAATCTTGTTCGTGAGATTCTGAATCAAGGTCTTTATCTTGAGATCCAATTTGGTATTGGTGAATTGGAAATGGATGTTAGTCGTGAAGGCTTGCAGTATACCAAGCAAGTTATTAAGACCCTGCGTGATCGTACTCAGGACATTTATTTGCAACTCAAGCAAGATATGACTGATAAATTGGCTGGAGCAACTAATCTTGTTGATGCTTATCAGACATATTATAATCTTAGTGATCTTGCTGGTGGTTGGACTGCTGGTGCGTCTTGGACCGATAAGGATGGCAAGATTCACGATTTGACTAGTGGAAAAGATCTTGAATATAAGTTCAAGAAAAGTAAGCAGCTTTATGCTATAAATTTTAGAACTGCTGGTTATCGTAGTCGCCGCATGGTTTATCTAACCGATAAGATACACTGCGAAACACTACAAGGTGTTCCGGCATACTATTGGAGTGGAACCAAAAAATCTGGAAAGATGGTGTTTTTCCGCTGTGATATTAAGGGTGCTGATACAGCAAAGAAGATTGCAACACGATATTGTAATCAGAATGATTGTTTCGCCTATCTCATGATTGATAGTGATACTCCAGAAGATTCAACTCAAGGATTTGATGATCTTATCAAGGATATTGGTGGAGAGTCTAATATTGTATTGATCTCTGAATATAAGAGTTTGCTCAGTAATGGTCCGCGTAAGCAAAGTAGTCGTGATCCGTCTGGCTCTGTTAGTGCTGATAATATCTTTTTGATTCATGGTAGTCTATCAAGTGCTAAAGCTTTGTCCGGCACAATGAACGATTCGCATTATATGATGGAAATTACCGATCAAGAAGAAAGAGACAGCGTTTTGGATCAAAACGAGATTGTGTATATCCCCATTATGCGATATGGTTCGGTTGAAGGTTATCCTGAGATCAATCAAATCTATTGTATGATTAAGGATGAATCCCCTAAGAATCTTGTTAAAGACTTGTATGGAGATACTAATATTTATGCAATTAAGGAGAGTTATGCCAATAAGCTTATCAAAGAAGGTTATAACCTAATCGGCTTCAATGACTTTATCAAAGATAAACTGCAAAAGATTTATGATGATAAGTTCAGGAACATATCTATATACAATGGTATTGTAGAATATGCTAAAAATGAATATAATAAGCCAGAACCACAATCGTATTCCTACAATAGAAACTATGTTGATAGACAGTTTTTGTGGCATATGCTCAATATCTTTGGTCTAGATTATGAAAATCATGTCTCAGATTCCAAGATTGTTGATTTGATCGACAAGTGCATGATTATGGAATTTTTTGTTGATACTATTCATCGTTCTCAGTTTGATATCAATAAGTTTAAGGCTAAGGATTATTTTGCTCATATAACAAAGATTCTTGCTAAGATTGGTATTACTGGAATCAATAGCAATGAGATTCGTGACGCTAATGTTTCATATGTACAATTGAGTTTCTGGATTACAAAGCTATACCCAAATAAGGATTCCTCTCTTTATAATACAATTAAGCCAGACTCTTCTTTGAAGGATAAACTTGTCAAAATCGAAGACCTGCGAAAGCAGATTAAAGATGCTCTTGACAACCAACCGATGTTGAAGTATATTGTGTGTAGTCACGAGGTTAACGGCAACTTGAGAGAACTAACTAATGATAATCCGTTGTCTGCGTTTAGAAATAGCTACTATCATGGTACTAATAGTTGGAATCATAAGATGAATGATACGGAGTCATTCAAGAAACTAGTCAGTAAAACAATTGTTTGATTTTAATTTCACAGGAGAATTATTATGAGCGTTCCTTTTATGTGGGTTGATGGTAACTTGACACTGATCCTTAACAATAAGGCTCATCAGGTTTTGCCAGATCATATTAACTATAAGCTGATTATGGAGAAGCTCTCCACAGCTAATGAAGATGAGTTGGTTGAACTTGTTGATATTCAGAAGGCTGTGGCAACTTTTAGTCAAGGTCTTGTTGAGATCAAGAATGGTAAGGTATTTTATGAGGGTGATGAAGTTCATGGAGCTATTAGTAAGCGTATTTTGGAATTTATGAGCAAGGGTCTGCCTTTTGAGCCACTTGTTAATTTCCTGAATAATCTAATGGAAAATCCAAGTATGCAGAGCCAAAAGGAACTGTACGATTTCTTGGAGCATGAAAACTTGGCAATTACTTCTGATGGATATTTTTTGGCATACAAGGCTGTTAGATCAGATTATATGGACAAATATGCTGGTAAGTTTCGCAATAAAGTTGGCGACGTTTGCGAAATGACTAGATCTAAAGTAGACGATGATCGTGGTAGGGGATGTTCTTATGGTCTTCATGCCGGAGCCTTAAATTATGTTGCTGGTTATGGTAGTCTTGAATCTGGTGATAAGATCGTAATTGTAAAAATCAATCCGAAAGATGTGGTCAGTGTTCCTAGTGATTGTAATTATGAAAAACTTCGCACTTGTCGATACGAAGTAGTTGGTGAATATCAAGGAGAGCTTCTAAAACCTCTTTACTCCGCTGATTTTAATTATGATGAAAATGAAGAAGATGACTAC